GTTGCAGTAGCGGCATTTCCTGTGGTGTCCTGATTGAGAGTGCCTATAACTAAATCTATAGTTCCGTCAGAGTCTTGATAAGTTACAGTGATATTAGTCTCTGTGTTAGAGCTAAACATAGCTCCAACGGTATCTTGCACAACCTCTGTAAGATCAATGTTTGCAGTACCATCAAAGCTAACCCCATGAATAGTACGAGCAGTTTCTAAGGCTGTAGCTGTAGCGGCATTACCAGTTGTATCTTGGTTCAGTGTTCCTATTACAAGATCAATAGTTCCATCGCTGTCTTGGTAGGTTGCGGTTATGTTCGTTTCAGTATTAGAACTGAACATAGCACCAACTATGTCTTGGACATACTCAGTGTTTAGACCTACTGTTACTGCTGCTGATTCAGAACCGCTATTGGCTACGTCTATACCGCTATTTGCGGCTGCTAGGGTAGCTACATAGTTACCAGTAGTATCTGTGCCTAAGGCTACAGAATTGGCTGCTATGGTTGCTGTAAGAGTGCCATCGGCTAAGTTAGAGAGGGTCACAGAACCACTCAAATCTCCTGCTAGGGTAATGCTTGGTGATTTATTTATAGTAGTTCCTGAGGATATATCACCACCGTTGATGTCAACAGTATTCAGCACAGGAGCTGTTAGTGTTTTATTGGAGAGAGTCTGCGACCCAGAGAGTGTTGCGACAGTGCTATCTATGGCAAAGGTAACTGTATTACCGCTACCAGAAGTATCTATACCTGTACCGCCAGTAAAGGTCATAGTTTCGCTGTCTAAATCTATACTTAATGCACCGCCTGTATCACCTTGAAAGTCAAAGTCTTGTGCTGTGATCTGTGCATCTACATACGCTTTGATTGATTGTTGTGTGGCTAGCTTGGTGTTGCTGTCACTGCCTAAATTGTCCTCGTCTAAAACTCCTGTAACTGTTGCCCCACCTGCTGTAAATACTAGACCTGCTAGCTTGGTATTAAGTGATGTTGCATTGCTTGACGTGGTTGCAAGCCATCTAGCGTTGCTGTGGTCGTATATTACTGTAGAGCCTGCATCACTAGAGCCTACTGTTTCTGCTTCAGTAGATTTTCCTAATAGTGTTGCCGCACCTGCTAGACCCTGTGTGCCTACAGTTATGATGCTTATAGCATCTCCGTCAGTTACGGTTACTTTGTTTATTGTATTGGTATTGGAGGTTGTGACCTTTGATATAGCCATTATCTGCTAATATTCCTCCTGATAGTATAAGTGCCTTCTAAGATGCGATACACCCTACTGCTACCATCTACTATCTCAAGGTCAAAAACACCGTCTCCTGCCGTTAAATTAGCCGTATCGGCTGCTGATATAGTAAGTGTAACTGTGCCTGCTGAACCGCCCAATGCGATTCTGTTATTGGCTGTGGTAAGTGTGATTACTTCTGATGAACTCTCTGGAGTCTCCCTTAAGTCCATTTCTGCTGACGTGTAGCCAGTAAGATTAATTAAAGTATCGCTAGAGTCCTTTAATGTGAGAGTCTGACCAAAGGTCGCTCCCTGTTCTATGATGAAATGATGATAACCTGCACTCATAAATATTCCCTTTATTGTTCATGGTATCTACCACCGTTAGCATCTGCTGAATTAATATTATCACTAAATTAGTGATTAGGGTTTCCTAACTAAGCCTTTTTCTTCTTAGTCGTTCTTTTTTTAGTAGTTTTCTTTGGTGCTTCGCCACCTTCCCATGCCTCATTGACATCTGGTGTGCTTGGATCATCTGCTACTAATTGTCCTTTCTTGTTTCTTGCCCTCACAGGTTCGCCTGCTTCTTCGGCACTACCCTCTACTTTAACTTCCATTGCCCATCCGTTATCTACAAATGTAGACATAACTTCTGATTGCCATTTTTCTTTGGCTTCAACAACTTCGTCTGCCATATATAACCTTACATCTGTGCCATCTTTGTTAGCACTAGCAGGTTTAGGCACTAAAATCTTATAACTTTTTGACATCTCTTTCTCCGTTAAGGTAGTGGGGGCATACACCCCCACATTCCTAGCTTAATTAAGCGTTATGCGCTGTAAAAGCGTTGTCGCCACTATGTCTAGCACCACTTCTCACAACCATCGCACCAATAGGTGTTCCGTTGGAGTGTGTTCCAGTTTTAGCGAGTACAACTCTTATATATCTGCTATTTCCGACATATTCAACACGGAAAATACCGCCTGCTGTGTCAGGATTTCCACCTGCTGTACCGTCTAATTTTAAGAAGATACCGCCTGAGGATATAGTTCCATCAGTTATGCTTGCTTGTGCAACATCAGTGTAAGTTGAATCGTCATCAGATTCCTCTAATGATACTTCAAAGTATACTGAACTTGATAGAGTGTCGCCTTCTGCACCTACGTCAACTAGCACTGTAGCTCTTTCGTAGCCTTGAAGATCAACACCTGTTCCATTACCTGCCGCAGTTTTAACTGCATTGATGATAGAAACAGCAGGATTAATATTATTTGATAGGTCTTGCATAATTTACTCCTTTACGCTGATACTTTTTGTTTAACAATAGCTTCAGCTTGGATAACCTGTCCACCAACTCTTCTTCTAGCGATGTATCTAACATTGCCTGAAGTAGCTTGTGTGAATGGGTCTCTTGTAACAGCTAAAGCAACTCTGTCTACGATCATGTAGGCTCTTCTGAAATCACCAAACAGGACAGGATAAGCACCTGCACCTACGTCTGGCATATCAGTAGCTTCTACATAAGGATATCCTAAGATAGTGTTAGGAACACCTGCTTGTAGAGACATACCTGCTTGGAACACATATTGTCCTGCGGTGTCTTTTAGCTTTCTGATAGCTGATAAAGTACCTCTATTAAACATAAATGTACCGTTTCTGCCGTACTCAGATTTGATGCTGTGAACTAATGTGATAAGACCATCAGCTAACAAAGCTGTGCCGTTACCAGAATTAGATTCGCCAACACTGCTATTAGTTAATAAACCTTCAGGTTTACCAACAGAGTTACCGCTAACAAATGCAGTTCCTTCAGCTTTTGCAAATTGCTCTGCGAATTCTGATTGCATTTCTGATTCCAGATCAAAGACAGAATCTTCTAAGTTTTGCTCAGAAATATCTACTAAAGCGTAAAGTTCGTGGGCAGGTAGTTCCTCAAGACCTACTGTGTAACCAGTAGTTTCGGCTCTAGTGCCACTTTCTGCAACCCATGCTGCGGAGAATTGACCATCACGTTTAGGCACTTGGATTGATCTTTGTCCAGTGCTTCTTACTCTAGCGATTGAACGAACAGGTGAGATTTCAGTTACAGTTTTTAGTAACTCTCTCACATATTCAGGTGGTGCTAGATATCCACCAGTGTTGTCACTGCTGACAGTTAGTGCCTTTTTCTCTGCATCTTCAAGACCTTCCAGTCCTTTTCTACAGTAGGCATCAAAAGCTGCAAGACCTTCATCAATTTGCTTGGCTTCCAATCCTGAATTTGGTCGTCTCATGACCGTTTCAAGATTTTCAACCTGCTCTTTGATTCCTTCTTGAGCTTGCTTGGCTTGTGTGATCTCTTGGTTGATGTCCTCTAAACTATTTAGCTTTTCTTCAATAGCTTCAAGTTTTGAGTCAACTAAAGTATCAACATTTTGCCCTTTTTCTAGTGCTTCTAACTTTTCGTCATTTGCTTTTTTAAATTCTTCAAAAGCATGACCAATTTCAGAAACAGCATTTTTTATATCTTCAGACATAATTGCTCCTTAGAGTTTGGTTATAGTTAATGTTAATTGTTTTATGGCTTCTACCACTTCAGCATCAACATCAACATCTCGCTGAGTAAATGCTTGATTGACAGCTTTTGCTGCAACCTTTGCTTCTGAACGAGATAAGTTGAAAGCATCACGCAATCCATTCTCCCATTCCCTTATGGAAATCTCCTCACCCTTAACCTGACGAACCGTAGCTTTAGGGTTCATAGGGAAAGTAACAAGGCTAATTTCCATTAAGTCTACCTCTTTGATAATACGCTGTCCTTTGCGCTTATCATAAGAAACCTCTTTAGGGTTCACACGGAAGCCTATGCTTAGACCGTCCAATGCACCCATCTTTAGTAATTCGTAAGCATCTCTGCCTGCTGTCGTACCTAGAGCTAATCTACCTTTGACTCTTAAGCCATGACTGTCCTCAACAATCTCATCAAAAACACCGATAGGCATATCCGACTTGTGTTGATATAACAGCTTGACACCTTTAGTGCCACGCTCTGCTAGACTCTTAGTGAAAGCTCCTGTCTTGATGACATCATTACCTAAGTCTGTGTTATTAAATACAGAGCCATAGCCTTCAAAAGTACCATCTTCGTTATCATTTGCTTTGATCTCAGAATGTACTTCTATGAAAGACTTGAGTTCAGATACGTTGTCCTCACAAGAACAATCAGCTTCTTTCTTCTTAGGCTTCTTAGGTTTCTTCATACGACCACCATAACCATAGCCTGATTCTTCGTTCTCAAGCTCTTCTCCTGTTAGTCTGGTGTAATCTGCGTGTGAAGCGCAAGGCATATAGACGGTGTTACCATCTTCGTCATGACTGTGAGTTCCAGAGCATCCTATTTCTTCTGCTCTTGCCTCTGCTTCCTCTTCGGTGGTAAACACGTCTTTGCTTACCTCTCTTTTCTCATCGTTGACCTGTTCTTCCTCTTTGGAATTATAACTTGAGTTACAGACTGCTAGTCTTTGGTCAGTGTCATATTCATCCGTCATAGTCTTATCTCCCATGCAACGACTCATAAAATTGCTTCTACTTTCTCCTGTTTTCGGTTTAGGTATTGGCATATATGTCTACATATAGTATCTGAATGATTAATTTTCCACAACATCTAGTTCATCAACATAAATAATTACACATCTACAATTTACATTGTTCTTTGCTCCTCCATCTGGATCGCCAGTGTGCATCATGGAAACACCACCAACTATAAAGGGTTCATCCATAGGTATAGGCTTCTCTCTATTCATTGCAGCGTGAGCTGTTCTAGTTCTTGTATCATTTGTTGCAACCCATTTTTTCTTCAACACAGAGCCATAATCAGCTTGTACTTGTTTATAATATTTATGATGAGCATGACCTGCTGCGTTATGGGTTTCTGTTCTTGCAATAGTTGCTGCTCTTATCCTTGTAATGGGTCTAACATTTTTTTCTATATTTTGAGCTATCTGCACAAGAGTCAAACCTTCGGCTCTTCCATCACGAATAATTTTTTGTACACGATTTGCTATGCCTGCTGTTATACCACTTAAAATCAAACCTCTCGCTCGGAAGTATTCTTCAATCAAAGGTTCTAAATCTACGTTCCTTCCGAACACTAAAGCATCTTCTTTAACCTCTTCTAAAGTGTTGGTGCGGTTATTCTCTTGATAAATGTTTCTGAAAATTCTACGGTAGTGTTGTAGTAATGTTGGAGCTAGTTCTTCTTGTAATTCTCTTGCTGCTATGGCTTCATCATAAATACCAAACTCTCTGTAGAGATAGGCTTTTGTGTTGACAAACTTTCCAAATAAAGAAGTTAATCTCTTCAACAGTATACGCTCAAGATTATTTCTTATTCTTAGCTGCTTCCTTCTTTCTTTCTGCGCACTAACTCTTCCTCTGCGGAATCTGCTAATCTGCTTCTTGGAAGGGATCATTTACTGCTTAGTGGATGTCCTTTTGGGAATAAGTCTGTATCGTGCTTACCGCTTCTAAATCTGCCGTTTCTTAGTGCGTATAAATATGAATTGACTCTAGCGTATGCCCATTGCTCTTCGCTGTTCACGCTTGGTCTAACTGATGATGGGTTAGTACGATATGCTCCAACACCTCTTTCAAATACTGCGGTGAGTGTTCTGAGGTTTGTTCTCTTAGTCGTAGTATCGCCATACTCTTCATTGTGATCATCTACTTTCTTTTGTAATCCTTTCTTGACTGCACCAGAGACAGCTTTAGATTCTGTCAGCTTTACCTCTATATGGTTATCTAGAGCCAAGAACTTTTCTTCTTCCCTCTTGATCTGCTCTACCTTACGTCTTGACCAAGCAAAGCCTGCATCACCGCCCCACAATGCCCATGCTATTCTGCCTGCTGATGGATAACCGTCCTCACCTTGATCAAAACCTTGTCCTTGCTTGTCAACTTCATGTCTTGAGAAAAAACTGAACATTCTTTTGACTGTGCTGATAGATAGTCTTTCTTTGCTTACTAATTGATTGGCTCTTGCAACACCGACTGCTGTACCGCCTCTACCATGCTCTTCTCGCCAATCTAAGCCTCTCTGTGCCTCTGTAGCCATACCATCTGTAGGTCTGGTATCAATGTCAGACAAAGCCTTCTCGTCCTCTTCTAAGAAGTCTAAATCCATATCTTCATCTTCTACATAAGCATCTAACTCTTCTTCTGCTACTGGATCGTCTGGTTGCTCTCCACCTTCATCAGAGGTTATTGGGAATAAGGTTGCTGAAATATACAAATCATCTGCACCGTCTATTGGTGATAGACCGATAGCTTCTCTAGCTTCGTTTCTAGTCATTATCCCCTCTCTGACTGCTGAGGTTACATTCTCGTATATGCGTTTAGTTCTTTCAGCTAAAGCAGGTATCTTGTCAATATCAAAGCAAAACTCTAGGTTCTCTCCAAACATAGGCACTAACCATTCATTGAAGTCTGACTCCAATTTTTTTAAATGTGGAATAATAGTTTCTTCATACAGTGCTAGTCTAGCTTCAGCTACATTTGCATAAGTTTGTGCATCTGGAACTCCTACCAACTGACTTGGTACTCCGAAACACATAGCAATGTCCGTAGCTGCCATGTGCTTCAGATTGAGGAAATCCATATCTTTAGGACTGAGACCCATTTCTTTCCAATCAAAGTCTCCTTCCAACAACAAAGGTCTGCCTGCGTTGGCAGTACCACTAAATCTGTTGTTTAAGTCTGTGAGTAATTGTTGTCTTTGTGATTCTGTTAAGTTTACTGATATACCTGCATCATCTTGTGGTTTAAATACGACTGCACCACTTGGTCTTGCACCGTTGCTGAGTAAGTTTATATTGTGTTTACCTGACATATTGTGCTGATCTACCTCTATAGCTGCTGCTGACATAGGAGACAGTCCGTAAAAATCATCTAAAGGATTCCATAGTTTGACGTGCTTAACCTCACTAAATCCTGTTCTTTCTTCAACATCGTATACAGCTTGGACTCTGCCATTTATCACATACTCATATCTATCTGGTATTGGATTACTACCACCTTTGATTACCATTCTGTCTGGTCTTAGCAGATGTAGTTCTTTTGGTGCGCCTACTTCCGATTCAACTCTAAGAATGTAAGCGTTAC